CTGCGTGCCGTCCGTTGGGGAAGCGGTTTCGCTGGCAGCAGCCGCACCGCCCACACCGCGAGAAGCGTTCGTCGCCAGCCAGGATTCCAGCGCGCGAGTAGCGCGGGCCGTGGTGGCGTTGCCGGCGGTCTTGCCCTGCGTACCGACCAGGACCTTCTCCACGTCGCGTTTCAGGGCCTTGGAGGCAAGGGCCATCTGGTGCGCCATTTCACGCGCGCGGCCGGCGGAATTCGCCGCATTCTGCGAACCGGTAACGGTCGCGTCGCGCTTCATGATCTGGCAGATGTTCGACTGCCGCACGGTCGCCGTACCAGCGGAGCGCGACAGCTCGAAGCCTTCAAGCTCGGCCGTGGTGCTCACCGCGGGCAGGTTTTCGGTCTGCCAGTCGAAGGTGATGTTGTTGACGTTGCGACGGCCAACCGAAGACACGAACGGGGTCGCGGTCGGGTCGATGTTGTAGATCATGTCCGAGAGGTCTTCCCGGTTGCCTTTCGCCGTGTAGGTGTCGAAGGCGTTAGTAACTTTCGCCATTTGATTATTTCTCCGTCAGAAGAGCATAAAACGCATCCGCGGCATCCGCGGTGCGGCCTGATTTTGCGAGTCGCTGTTTTGCGCGCGTCAATTCGCTCGCCCTTCGAGGCGCGGTTTCCGCGGAGCCGGGCCGGAGCACGGGTTTTCCGGGTTTAACCGTTGGCACTACCTTGTCCTTGCGCTGCATCATTCGGTCGTAAAGCATGGCCTTGCGCAACGTGAGCACGTCTTTCGATCGCACTACGCTGTTCAGTTCCGTGTCGGTGTATCCGGCGTCTTTCGCCCACCGCAGGATGTCTGCTCGCTCGGCTTTCGCTTTCTCGGCATCCTTCCATGTCGGAAGAACTTCAAGCAGCGACTGCTTTTCCGCTTCCAGTTGGCCTTGCAGATATTGTATCTGTTCCGCTCGCTGGATTTCGGCCACGCGCGCCTGCTCGGCGCGAATGGCGGCAACCTGCTGCTGCCGGCGTTGATGCTCTGCCCACTGAACTCCGTATTCGATAGGGTCTTCAGCGCGCAGCCTGTCCCAGTCCGGTTCCGCTGGTTGGTTGCTCTCGACCTGTGTGCGCAATGCCTCCAGAAGGTTTGCGTACTGCGTTCGCTCGCCACGCACTTGCTCGAATTCGGCCTGGGCGGCACGCCGCTCCTCGGCCAGCTTCTGTGTCTTGCGCGTGTAGTCCTGAGTGCGGGAATAGCCAGACAGCAGCTCCTGCAGAGTAACCTGCACCTCTTCGCCATCGACCTTGATGGTGTAGGTGGGTTGCTCCTCGTCGCCTTCGTCGGCGTCCTCCTCGTCGCTCGGGTCTGAGTCCTCGGGCGCGTCCTCCGCGTCCTCGTACTCCTCGGCGGCATCGACCTCCTCAGTCGGAATCGCCCGCGCCTCGCTCTCCTCTTGGTTCTCCGGTTCCCCGGTCAAAAGTGCAGCGAAAGCATTCTCCGCGGCTGCAAAGCCGTTTTCCTGCGCAGTGCTCGAAGGCGTGCTGCTTGTGTCACTCATCGTTAAATTCCACCGCGGCCCTTGAGCCGCTCAAGTTGCGCAGCGGCGAGCTTGCCGCGCTCCACCGCAATGCGCAGATGCCCGCGGAAGTGCTCCACGCATTGCACAGCGTGAAACAGTCTCTCCCGCCCCTGCACGTCTGACGCGTCGCTGCTGCGCCACGCGTCCACGTATTGACGTTCGAGGTCATCGAGCGCGCGCTGCAGCACCCGGCTCTCGAGCAGTTGCTGCGCTTCGATTCCCTCCAGAATTTCATTGCTCACGCCGCGCCCCTCAATTCATCGGGGCCGCTGGCGGCGGCTGCATCGCGGCCTGGGCGATCGCAGCCTGCTGCTTCACCACTTCACGGTCGCGGTTCATCATCGCTTGGATGTTTGCAATATCGACCTGCGTGCCGTACTTCGCGGAAATTTCGCTTGCGCGCAGATAGGTGTCGGCGTCGATGCGGTCGCGTTCGCGGTCATCCGACCGCATCATCTCCTCGCGCTTGAGCTGCAATTCCGCGGCTTTCTTCTCGATGTCGGCCTGAATGCTCTGCACCTGAACTTGCGCAAGCATTTGCTCTGGGGAGGGCGTCGCCTCTTGCGGCGGGGGTTGCCAGTCTGCAGGCACTTCGCTGAAAAACTGAGACGCGTCGCGAAAACCAGACATCTCGATGAGTTTTGCCAGCGTGTTGCGATACTGAGCGAGGCTCACCAATGGGTTCGCCATTCCCATTGTGCCAAGAATTTCTTGCTGCTTCGCAGATACTTGCATCAGCATCTGCATCCGATCTTCGACACTGGTCGCTGAAAGGGCTACGTTCAGCTCCACGTCCATGTCGGCGTTCCACACGCGCGGGTCCACCTGCACGAACGTGCCGCGCAGGCGCATCACCATCGGCTTGTCCTGGTGCTTGATGATCATTCGCAACAGCCCGCGGAACATGCGCTTTAGGCCCGTCTCTGCAAAGACGCGCGCGATCAGTTCCACGCGGCCCTGCGCCGCGGAGATGGTCGCCGACACCGCGGCCTTCGTGCTCGACTGCAGCGCGTCCGCGTTCAGCCCCACGCTGGCCTTCGACACGCCAGTGCGCGCTTCCTTCACCATGTCGAGGTATTCAAGCACCGGATACGCGGCCTGCCCCACAAAAGGCTGCGAGAACGGTTGCACCATGCCCGGCGCGCGCATGCGAATAACTGCGCCCGTCTCGTTATTGAGCACGTCGTCGATGTTCACTTGCCCCTCGACAATCGCCGTCCGGGGGTGGATTGCTTGCGCGAGGCTGTCGAGGATGTCGCGCATCACCTCCGATTTTGTGGCCTGAATGTCCATCACCTTGTCGGCTTCAGACAGCCCGATCACGGTGTGCGGCTCCGGGTCCGGCGTGAAACAGGCAAAAGGAATTTCGTCCACGCCCTCGACATGGACCACTTTGTACGCGCCGCCGATGCAGCAAACCTTCAGCAGCTCGGCCACCCCGTCGCCGTCGCGGTCGAAACGCATGTACGCCTCGACGTAAACCACGCGGCGGCTGGGTGTGTCGGAGCGGTCCAGCTTGTAAATTGAAAGCTGCGGGTTGCGCGCGTCGCGCTCTTCGTTGCGCTCTAGGTCGTCGTCGGTGCTGGAATTCGCCTCGACCATGTCGCGCTCGTAGCCCATCGCTACCAAGTCGGACACGGTCAGCACTTGCCGATGCGCCACAAGGCTAGCGGTGTCGAGACTAGTCGCGCGCCGGTCGATCAAGATTTCTTCTGGCGGCACCGCGGCGACGTGGTACGTGCCGCGCTTCTTCGTGCGCTTAACCGTTACCTCGTAGAGCGGAGGTTCCGGTAGCGCGCCGGAGATGATTTCCGCGCGCATCTCCATCTCTACAATTTCGACCTCGGGGTCCTGCGCCAGGATTGCGAGGTCGTCCTCGGTGAGGCCGGAATACTCGTACTCGTTGGTGTCGACCTGCTGCTCGTGCCACCACTTCACCCAGCCCGTTTTGCGCACCAGCGCATCCTTGAACGCGCTGTAGAGCACGCTGAAGCCGGGGTTCTGTTTGCTGAAAACGTAGTGGATGACATCAGTCGCCTGCTCGGCCGCGGCCACGTCCTCGGGCCCCACGGGCACGAATTCGGCAACACGCTCGGCCCCGGCGAAGATGCGCATGAGCGGCGGCATCATGCCGAGCACGGTGTCTCGCACGTCGGTCGAGACGTGCGCGCTGCGCCCGTCCTCCTCCGTACCAAAGGGCTCGCCGCGGTAATACTTCGTGGCCTCGGCGCGCTGAGGTGAGATGGTGTTGTCGATGTAGTCGACAGCGTCGCGGATTTCGGCGACGACAGCCCCTTGCAGCTCGTCGCTCGCCTTGTCCTCGGGCAATGCTTCCTCGAACCCGTATTCGAGGGTGTTGCCTTCCGCTTCGCCTTCGTAACGGCCCGCCATAACGCAAAAACCCTAGATGTAGGGATAGTGCGTCTATTTTATCGCGCATGGAATCGAGGGGCTTTTCCCGCGATTGCCCGCTTACTCCGGCAAGATTTGCGTAACGCAAACCTTGATCGCGGTCGCGTGCTGATGCGCAAATGAAATGCGCCCGCCTGGGGGAATGGCGAAGAACTCAACCGTGCCGGACGGTATGAACGGGTCTGTGGCGTAGTCACAAGTTGAAGTCGCGTTTCCCACCTTGAAATGGACGTGCTTGCCTTCCAGCTCGACGGCCACGCGCACCAGCGTCACCCCCGCAACCATTACGGTGCTGGGGGTGCTCACGCCGCTGTTGGGGATCGTCAGGTAATCGTTCGTGCCGTAGGCAACGGCTACCGGGGCCCCCAGCGGCTTGCCGTTCGAGTCTTCCGCGATCAGGCTCATGGTGTCCTCCTCGGTTGTCGCGCAAGCGTATAACAGTCAACTTAATCGGGGAATCAATCGCTTCAGCGGCTTGTTCCACGGGCTGTTCCAACTTGTCCCGTGCGTCACTGTCGCGGCGTCCGATGCGAACGTCAGCACGAACGCGTCGGCCAAGTCGGGCGAGCCGAGCCCGCGCTTTCGGATCTCGTCCTTGCCCTCGACTTGCACCTTGCCGTTGCTGGTGAACTTGTAACGAACGGTTGCAAGTTCATTCACGAGGCTCTCGTCCTTGGGCAGTTTGCAGTCGCGCTTTTCCAACCACGCTTTGGCCTTGTGCCACAGCTCGGCCCTGAGGTTGCGATACGTCATGCCAAGCGCGGGGCTTTCGCTTACGTTGATGCCACGCGCCGGCAGGCCCAGCTCGCGGAGTCTATCGACGACACCGGCCCCGAGGCCGATGGAGTCCACCAGGATTTCGACGGGACGCTCCTCGACCGGCAGCGCCTCGAATTCGGCCACCACGGCCCCCGTGAGCTGCATCAGGTCGAGGTTGCGCCATTTGCGCACGGGCTCGGTGACCACGTTCGCTGTGCGTTTACACAACGCGCTGGCGTCGCTCCCGAAGCGCGCCACGTCCAGCCCCCATATTGCACGCGCCGTGGGGCTGTGCGCCGTGTCGCGGTTCACCGCAGCATCGAGCAGCTCCATCGGGATAATGGTGTCATCGTCGGCCCGCGGGAACTCGCCCAGCACGCGGATCCGATACGCGTTGCTCTCCTCCCCGTATCGGCTCTGCATTTCCTCGACGTAGGAAGTCGACACGCGCGGGCTGTCGACGCACGAAACCCGGCGCGTCCACCACTCGTCCTTGAGCCGGTTGTGCGTGTCGAAGAAAAACCCCGAGCTGCGCACCGGGTTGCCGAGCAGAATGGTCACCGCGCGGTGGCCCGACATCGAGCCGGCCGCGGCCTCGAACACCTGTTCCGGCACGCCGGAGGCCTCGTCCGCTACCAGCATCACGTTGTCCGCGTGTATGCCCTGCAAAGCCTCGGGCTGCTCCGCGCGGCTTGTTCTGGCCGAGATGAACGCCTCCGTGGGGCTCGACTTTAGCTCAATGCGCTCCTGCTTCACTTCGAGCAGCACCTGCAGGAACTCGGGCATTTCCTTCACCCAGCGCTTCACCTCGGCGAAGAGCGCGTCGTAGAGCTGGCTTGAGGTCGGCGCGGTCACCACCACCTTGACCGGGTAGCGCGTCAGCACGTACCAGAGCATCGCCCAGCTCGCCGCGGTCGACTTGCCGACCCCGTGGCCCGAGCGCACCGAGATTCGCCGGTTGCCGGCTGCGATCGCATTCAGGAATTCCACCTGCCACGCGTCGGGCTCCGTTTTCAGCGCGCTCCGCACGAAGAACACGGGGTCGTCGCGCCACGCGCGGATAAGGTCGTGGAACGGGTTGGGTTGCGGCGTCTTCATAGGCGGAACTTCCAGCGCTGATGCAAGGCGGCAATTTCGCGGCAGAGCTGGTCGAGCGCGCGCTCGGCCTCCAGCTCGACGCGACGCCGCTCGTCCTTGAATGAGCCGATGAACTCATCCGTGATCGGGGGCGGCACTGGCTTCCGGCAAACCCGGTCCTCGGGGTGCGTGCGCAGCGCCATGTCAAAAGTCCTTCAGCGTTGCGTAGACCGCGCCCGCGATCGCCGCAACCACATAGGCGGGCCCCC